TGGTTCATTTAGGGACTATAGACTTTCTAGGTACTGGGATAACTTTAACTTTGAGTTGTACGACCGAATTTGTGAAATTAAAATGACTGAACTATGAAATACTTACTTACCTATTATATCGGATCTAGACCCATTCAAGAATGGCGGTTCTATTCTAGAAGCCTAGCTTACTATGCTAAACACGAACTACTAAGTACAGGAAATTACGAAAGCGGTAAATTTAAACTAACGGAAATATGAGCAGACTAGCTTTAATACACGAATTAATTGAAATACACCAACTGACTGCAAAAACACGAAGACGCGAAGTATTGTTTAAACGATACTACCTATTCAATGAACTAAGAGAAGCTGGCTTAAACCTCATGCAAATAGGCGAAATCTTTAGTAAGAACCATGCTACAATTATTCACGGCTTACGTGTTCACAAAGAGTTGCTAAGCTACAAAGACGCGGACTACGTCGCAGAAACGAAATGCCTAGCTGACTATTTAGGCGAAGCAAAGTTTCTTTACAATTCTACCTTTTTTAAACGCCCTAAAGAATACGACTTAAGACAAGACGTCTTAGACGCATCGAACTACAAGCAATTTAAACGGGTGCAAAGACGTATTAAAATGGGTTTTTACGAAAAAAAAGAAGAACCGACGCAACTTTTAGCCGAATAAAACGTTATATTTGTACGGGTAGGCAGACCCACGTAAAACATTATTGAAACCCTTTCGACTAGTAGCACTGCCTTGCGAACGTTGAAGGGGTTTTTTATTTTAAGGCAGTAAAATATGAGGCAAGCTTTTAACTTTTATCGAAGCTACTGGGACGTAGCAAAGGAACTGAACGATAAAGATCGTTTAGCATTTTACGACGCATTACTTACGCGTCAATTTACAGGCGAAGAAACAGAACTAAAAGGCTTAGTTAAGTTCGCGTATCTTTCGCAAAAGCATTCAATAGACAAGCAAATAAAGGGTTACGAAGACAAGACAAAACGACCTTTACAAGACCCTAGCCAAGACCCTACGCAAGGGGGTGCGCAAGGGCCTTCGGTACAAGAGAAAGAGAAAGAGAAAGGGAAAGAAGAAATAGACTATCAAGCGTTGCTTGACTTCGTTAACAATACTTTTGGTCGAAATTTTAAAGTAATTACTGAAAAGGTAAAGCGTTCATATTACGCACGTCTAAAAGACGGGTACATAAAAGAAGACATTATAAACGCCATTAAGAACTGCAAGGAAAACCAATTTCATAAAGACAATAATTACAACTATTGCACGCCTGAGTTCTTTAGTAGGGCCGAAACTTTAGATAAATACGCAGACAGAACGATAGTAACCGAAAGTGACGCTATCTTAGCACACCTAAAAAATAATTGAAATGCTACTTAAACAAGGTGACGCCTTACAATACTTACTAGACGTAAGGGACGGCAAAATAAAACAAGGTCTTGGGCTTGACTGCTACCTAGACGAACACCTAAAATTTAAGCCTAAACAACTGAATATTATTTTAGGCCATGACAACGTTGGTAAGACGTACTGGATAAATTGGTATTTCCTTACGCTAGCCCTTAAGCATGACCTAACCTTTTGCATTTGGTCTGGTGAAAACCAAAAGGGCCAAATATTGCGCGACATGGTTCAAATGTATCGAGGTAAGCATTTCAGTAAATTGACGCATTCGCAAATTAATAGCGACGTTGCATACTTAGAACAATACTTTACGTTCATAGACAACTCAAATTTGTACAAACCCGAAGAAATTCTAGAATTATTCAAGCAAAGCGGGGCTAAAGTAGGGTTAATTGATCCATTCACGGGCCTAGATAGGGAAATGTCGTTCGCTGGGAATTACGAATTTATGAATACTGCCCGTCAGTTCGTTAATAAAACAGGTATGACTATCTACATAAACACCCACCCGAATACTGAAAGCGGTCGAAGTGGTAACCTATATACTGAGGGCGAATTAAAAGGCCATTTGAAAGCCCCCTTAAAGGATGGAATAGAAGGCGGGAAGGCCTTTCTTAATCGTTGCGACGATATGTTAGTTATTCACCGACTAATTAAACACCCTGAGTATAAATTCAAAACATGGGTTAATGTCGAAAAAGTCAAGGACACAGAAACAGGTGGTAAACATACTGAAATTGACTTTCCTGTAGTATTCGACTTCAATAGCGGTTTAGGCTTTACAATTAACGGCGTAGACCCACTACAAAAACACCGACCAAAAGAAGTACAAACCAAACTACCTGACGGCGAACTAGAAAATACTAGCGCAAAGCTTCGTAGATTAGCAAACCAAACACCCTTTTAAATATGGATCTCGACTTGAAAATACTTTGGGCTAAAAACGTTATTTGGTGCGTACGTGAACGAATTAAAAACGTACGCGAAAAGCTAGAAAAGGACAAACCAGACGCAAAGGACTACATAAACGGAAGTAAAGAAAGCGAAGAACAACTTCTAAAAACAGAACTAGTAATAATCGAAATGGAAAACGAAATCAAAGGACTTAACCGCGAACTAAACCAACTAGCTAGACGAAACGCTGAACTTCGAGTAGCATACCAAGAACTAAAAAACGAACTAAAGTTTAAAGACATAAACCTTTAACTATACGCCTAAGCATATAAAAACACGAATATAAACGAAAATATACGCAAAAACATATAATGAATGACAGCAATAGAAAAATTAATAGAACAAATACAATTAGAATATGATGCCGCTGAAAAAGCATATTTTGAGAATAAAAGTAGAGAATCATATATAGCTGCAAGATGCTTTCAAATTTGTAAAAAATTTGCTAATGAAGCTAAAGAAATGGATGAAGTTATGAAAACGAAAAAATAACAAATGAACAATGACAAAATACAATGCTTCACCTGTTTCAAGTTTAAACCCCTTACAAGCTACAACGAAAACCGACGCGAATACGGACGACCTGAGCGAAAAGGTAAGCTATTTAGTTGCAAAAGATGCACACGAACGCGAATGCTGCGTGAATTACGAGCCGTTCGATACGACTTCGGAGAACGAAAGTTTGTAGTACACCACTTTAAGAATAAAAACCAAGCCTTAAAATTCCTACGTAATGCCTAGATGCCGTAATTGTAAAGACAAGTTCGAGCCTGTCCGTTTTAATGCGAAATACTGCCTAAAAGACGAATGTATTAAAGCGTTTGTAGAAGAAGTTAAGGCAAAGGAATGGAAAAAGACTAAGGCCAAGCTTAAGAACGAAATAAAAACGAACTCAGACTGGCTAAAAGAAGCTCAAAAAGTATTCAATACATACATACGTCTAAGAGATCATGGTAAGCCGTGTATTTCATGCGACAAGCCACCAAAGAAAAAAAATTGCGGGCACTATTTTAGTCAGGGCGGACATTCAAACGTAAGGTTTGACGAAGAAAATTGTCACCTACAATGCGAACACTGCAATACTTTCTTGTCGGGCAACCTGTTAAACTATCAAATAGGAATACAGCAACGAATAGGCGCGGATAGATTAATAGAATTGCAAGCACGCGCACACCTAACGAAGCGCTGGAGTGTAGAAGAGTTGAAAGAAATTATATCGAAATACAAAAAAAAGTGCAAGGAATTAAAATAAAGATTATATTTGCATCTAAATAACATTAAAAACAAGCTATGAAAAATTTATTTAAAGCGCTGGCTAATTTCCAGCAAGAAGTGCCAGTAATTCACAAAGGAACTCAGGGGTTCGGCTATTCTTACGCCGACTTACCCGCTATTTTCGACAAGATTAACCCGCTACTAAAGAAACACGGACTAGGCTTTACGCAGTTAATTAACGGCACAGACTTAGTAACGTGCATTTTCCACGTAGAAAGTGGCGAAACTATCGAAAGCACTACGGCAATACCGCAAGGCGTACAACTCAAAGGTATGAACGACTTTCAAGTTATGGGGTCGGCTATTACTTACGTTCGACGTTACGCCCTCAGTTCGGCTTTAGGCTTAGTCACAGACAAAGACACGGACGCAAGCGGTGAACAAGTCAAGAAATTACCCGCTATTGATAATAAACGCTTTCAAGACGCGTGTAAAGCTATTGTAGAAGGCAAAGTAACTAAGGAAAAGATAACGTCTAGCTTCACTTTGACTGAGTCACAAACAGAAATGCTCGAAGCCCTATGACTGCTTTTAAAGTACGATGCTCGGCACTTGGAAAAGTAATGACGTCACCGCGTTCAAAAAGCGAAATACTAAGCCAAACGGCTAAGACCTACGTAGAAGAACAAGTTCTACTAGCAAAATACGGAATAGTCAAGACGTTTAACTCGCGTTACACTGACAAAGGTAACCTAGTAGAAGACGAAAGCATTAAACTAGCTAGCGAGGTCCTAGAGTTAGGCTTTATTTTAAAGAACGACGAACATTTTAGTAACGACTGGGTAACGGGTACGCCCGACGTAAACACGGCTAGCCTTATTTTAGACGTTAAGTCTTCTTGGGACGCTACGACATTTCCGTTCTTTGCTACAGAAATACCGACTAAAGACTACTACTATCAACTACAGGGCTACCTATGGTTAACAAACAAGACTAAAGCCTTACTAGTTTACTGCCTAGTCAATACACCGCTAGACATGGTTCAAGACGAAATAAGACGCGCGCACTGGAACGCTAATCTTTTAGAAGAAAGCCTCGATCTTATCGACGAAGTACAGAAACGCCACAACTTCGACCATATACCCGACAACCGCCGTGTGAAAGTCTTTGAGGTCGAACGTGACGACGAAGTAATAGAACAAATAAAAGAACGCGTCGAACTATGCCGCGAGTATTACGAAACCCTTTACAATTTCCTATGAAACAGCAAATAGAAGATAAAATAGTTTTACGTGTTTTGGCCCGTTTTAACGAACGTTCGAAACTCGGAATAATGAAGTATAACACAACGCTAGAAAGAAACGACCTGAGCGCCTTAGAATGGCTTACACACCTACAAGACGAACTTATGGACGCGACTTTGTACGTAGAACGACTAAAAGACGAAGTAAAACAATTTAAACAAGGATAAGGGGTAAAAATTGCCACATA